GGGGCCGACAAACTTGGAGCAGTGGTGCCTGGAACCAACAAGCACCTGTTTCTGTTACAGGTAATGGCCTCACGTCATCTCTCGGTACTGAGACAGTTGCGACTGATCAGAACATATCTGTAACTGGCATTGGCTTAACGTCTGCGTTAGGTACTGCTACTGCTACAGGTATTGCTCAAGTTAATCCAACTGGCATTGCTCTTACTGCTTCTTTAGGCACTGAGACAGTTGCAACCGATCAAAATATTTCTGTCACTGGTATAGGAATGACTTTGTCACTAGGTGATGAGTCAAGCTCAGTTACAAAAACAACTGGTTGGAACCGTGACACAGATATAAATACAGGTGGTTCTATAGGATGGGGAGATCAACAATGGGGCGCTGTTGGACTATCACAAGCTTTAACAGGTCAAGCTTTAACATCTGGCCTAGGAACTGTATCTAATACAACTGATCAAAATATCTCTGTTACTGGAGTTTCAACTACTTCATCAATAGGAACTTTCTCTATAACAGGTGATTCACAAGTTACTGTTGTTGCAGCTAGTGAACCTCAACTTGATGTTTCTCTAGGCACACCAGAGGCAGATCCAGAATTTGTTGTATTCCCTTCTGGTAATGCAATGACTTCAGCATTAGGCACTGCTGGGACATCAGTATTTGTTACTGGTATTGGAACAACACTTTCTTTAGGAGATGAAACACAAGAAACTAGCTATGAAGCACCTAGTGTTTCTGCAACATCTAGCACTGGAACTTTAAATATTCGCACAGATGTAAGCTTTACATTAACTGGCGTTTCTGCTACAAGTACAACTGGAACTTTACAAGGGACCTTCTGGTCTGCTGTAGATGATTCTAACTCGGATATAAGTTGGACAGAAGTTCACAAAGCCGCATAAAAGTTTTGACAAACTTTAAAATAATTACTAAAACTTTATTAGGAGATTAAATGAGTTCAACTTATTCAACAGGCTTACGAATAGAGCTACAAACCACAGGAGAAAATTCAGGTACTTGGGGTACTATTACAAATAATAACTTTTCTCAGGTTTTTGAATTTGCGATTGCGGGTGTTTATTCTAAAGCTATCACAACAGGAACTTCAACTACGCTATCAAACGGCGATGGTCCTCAAACTCAAGCAAACAATGAAGCAAGACAAAATCAATTAATTTTTACAGGAACAGTTTCTACAACTCACACCGTACAGTTTCCAGCAACTCAAAAAACTTATGGTATTTATAATAACATTTCTGGTGGTGCTGACATCTCTGCGAGACTAGGAGCTTCAGGAAATACTGTCACAGTTACTAATGGTAAATATAGATTAGTGGCAACTGACGGAACTAACTGGTATGATATTTTTTCTTTAGCTGGTTTAGGTGAAGCTTGGCAAATTAAAACTGGTAATTACACAGCATCAGATGGTGACAATCTTTTTGTTGATACGTCTGGCGGTGCTGTCACCATAACTTTACCTTCTTCTCCTTCAATTGGTAATCAAGTAAAAATTATTGACGCTGAGGGAACTTTTGGTACAAACAACTGTACAGTAGGTCGTAACTCTCAAAAGATTCAGGGAGCTACGTCAGATTTAACAATAAGCACTGATGGTGCGGGCATTGCGCTTGTTTATGTAAACAGTGACAATGGATGGAGGTTGAAATATAACGACTAATGGCTAACTTACAAGATATAGTAAACAGAAGTGAAGTAGGTGCAATTAAACCTTGGACCGCTGCTGCAGCTCCAGATGGTTATTTGTTATGTAATGGTGCTGCCGTATCAAGATCAACGTATGCAGATTTATTTGCTGTAATTTCTACAACTTACGGATCTGGTGATGGTTCTACAACTTTCAACGTTCCTCAATTACAAGGTAAAATGCCACAAGGTTATGATGGTAATACCTATAACTTAGCAGGTACTGGTGGTGCAAATACAGTCACGGTTTCTGTAACTAACAACCAAGGGGCTACAAACGCTACAAACCAATCGGTAACTATTACAGGAAATATTGCTAATACTTCTTTAACAACAGCTCAGTTAGCATCACACTCTCACAGACTTGTTTGTGGTGCACCAAATCCATTTGGTGGAAACAGTTTTGCAAAACATCCATCCACTATGGCTCTTCAAAATCAACCTACACAATCCAATGCAAATGGACCTTTTGATTTTTTCCCCAATACCTCACAAAAAGGAAATCCTACAAATGAAATAATTGGAAGTGGAACAGGTCATACTCACAGTCATACTTTATCTGGAACATTGACAGGTAATATTACTACAAGTTTAACAGGAACTGTCACAGCGGCAGGAACTAATTCATTCTCACCTTTTGTGGTGGTTAACTATATTATAAAGCATTAGGAGATATTCATGGCAACACAAATTGTAATTAAACCTGGAGATAATATCTTAGTTGATCAAGGAGGTATAATTGAATGGGCAGATCGAGGAAACGCAATGCCAGACATTGGTAATAATGTTCATTGTATCATATGGAATAATTTACCAGGTCAAAATGAAATTCAACACAAAGACGTTAATGAAAATATGACTGGTAATACAGATTTAAATGCTACAAGTGACGCTGTTGGATCAACAACTGTTGCAGCTTTATTAACGTGGGCAGAAACAAGACAATTACAAATAGAGGAAGCCAGAACGACTTATGATGCGGCTGTAGAATCTGATGAAACTAATGGCACAAATAATGCTGAAGGTAAAACTTGGATTGATTACGACCCTAACTATTCTTAAAATACTTCTTCTTTTAAATCTTTAAAAGATCCATTTAAATCTACATAGTGAACAAATAATTGATGATGCCAAGATTTATTAGATTGTGTAAAAACAGGTCTCCAATGTTCTATTTCACGCCCTTTATATATAACACCATCCCCTGTTTCAATAACGATAGGAATGTCTCCCATACATAAAGGCCACTTGTAATTTTTATCTTCATAAGAATATTGCAAAGTAATTGATGCACTTATTTCACACTCATCTCTGTCTTTATGTCTTACGAGTTCAGCTCCACCAAAATAAATTCTATTAAAAGAATATATGGGTTTTAGTTTTAAATTTGTTTCTTTTTCCATGATAGGAAGTAAATATTGAAGTGTATGATAATATATTTCAGAATCGGCTGAATGAAGACCAAAGGCTAAAGGAACTTCATCATCTACTCTACTATTTTTTTTTAAACTAAAAGAAGTTAAAAAATCAACCATATCGGATGAAAGTATATTTTTAACGTATTTATATTTTTTTTGATCTAACGAATCCATGTTACTATTGCGTGTCTATCTCCGTTTGATACAGGTAGTACACCGTGAGGAAACATAAAACTGCTTGGAAACACCACTGCTCCCCCTACCTTATTTTTAACAACATGTTCATCAAAAAAACAAAAATCACCGCCATCAAAATTATTATTTAAAAGTATTGAAATACTAATTAATCTAGGTTCTTTTTCCATGTGATCAATATGAGTTACGTATTCTCCTTTTTCTTCTCCTTTGTAAAGTAAATGATCATATCCTGTGTCTATTCCCTCTGATCCTAAATAAAAAGAAGGAAAGTCTTTTTCATAAAGTTGTAAAACTTTTCCAATAGAATTAAATACTTCTTTTTCAAATTCTTCACTTAAAGGTTTTGAATAACAAATTCTTTGTTCACTTTCTCTACCTCCGTTTTCTTGACCTACTCTTGCTCTTCTAAATTTTAAATAATCTACTTTTTTAATAATTTTTTCACAAACATCTAAATCTAATACATTTTCATATACTTTAATAAATTCTTTTAATTCTAAATTTGGATGATACTTTGTCATTTAAAACTTTTCTTGTTCCAAAACATTTTTTTATATCTATCAATCCATTCACTATTTAAAAGATCCATTGTTTTTTTATGTAGTTTTTCCATATAAAAACCTGACCACATTTTCCAGGACTCTCTTTTAAAAGGAATTATTTGCACCATAGGTTCTCCTTTTTTAATTAAAAATTGTTCGTCTCGTTTACGTAAGATAAAAGGAAAATTAATTAAATTAACATAATTATCAGTGTCAACAATTCCTGGTATAATATCAAATCTTTCTTCAATCCTGTTCATTGGTTTTATAAACAAACAACTATATCCAGGAGGTGTTTTTATTAACCATTTATTGTGAAATTTTCCAGCATTTTCTCCAGTTATTTTATGCCATTTTTCAGGTAATTGTGTCCTGTTATGAAAACTAACATCATCTCGTTGTCTGTTAGCAGGGCTTATTTCAAAGTCATTTTCTACAGGATCTACTAAATAATCTTGTTCAAAATACAATATATAACCAGCTGTTAAAGAATCTAAGAAAGGCATACATGTTTTTAAAGTAGGGTCGTGAATATTTTTATTATTAAATCTATTAAGTTTTTTATATTCTTCAGGTATTGCTTTAGAAGCTGGCGTTGGATGTGGCCAAATATCAAGCATATCCGAACTTGTTGCACAAAAGGTAATTTTTTTATTCAGCATTTTTTTCTCCTCTTATAAATAAATAATTAATTTGTGAATTATTAATTGTAAAATGTGCTAATTCTTTTGTGCCTGCTAAAGGCATGCCAGCTAAATTAAAAGATGTATTTAACAACATTGGTACGCCAGTTTTTTCATAAAATATTTCTAATATATTATACATTATTTTGTTTTGTTTTGCAGTTATTGTTTGTATTCTACAGGTGTTATCAATGTGTAAAACCGCTGGTATTTGTTTTATTTTTTCTTTTCTACACGGCACAGCTACGGTCATAAAAGGAAGTTCTTTTATATTTAACATTTCAAACCAATCGTGAGCATGCTCTAACATAACAGTGGCTCCAAAAGGTCTAAAAAATTCTCTTTTTTTTACAGTGTTAACAATATCTCGACCGTTTTTATTTCTTGGATCAAACAATATAGATCTATTACACAATGCTCTTGGACCCGCTTCACACTTACCTTGAAATAAAGCTACAATCTTTTGATTTAATATTTTATCTACAATTTCTTTGTTAACAGTCATGTCCTAAATACAAAGATGTTAATGGTCTTATTGTTTTATCATTAGTAAAGTTATGCCAATAATATTTAGCAGCGCCGAGCGAAGTGCCTCCGTCGTTGGCTAAAGGGTCAAAATAAAAATTAATATTTGGAAAAGCTTTTATATATTCA